CGGGGGAACTTGTCTGTGCAAGCATCTGTGGAGATATGTTATGGCTGCACCTTACGTTCCAAGTCTAAGGAAGTTGGATGAAGCCATTGAGCAACATATCTCCGAAGCACATGGTGCTCTTTCGACACTCTCTCGAGTGTTTGGGCCGATTAAGTTCGGGCGTCGATTTGCTTTGACGCTCGATCCTCTTCTTCGGTTCAGTATGAGTGACAAGAAGATAGCCCCTCGTAATCGTGTTCGCCGCGCCACCATTGCCCTTTCGGGTGTTGGTGTCTGGTTTAACATTCATACGAAGGTCTGGACTAAGAGCAAGCCAACAACGTTGCTTTCTCCTAATCCGCCCGTGAACGAATCTTCATCAGATTCGACATCGGCATCTATTCTGGACGGCTATTGGGCTGGATCTTCTACACCAGATGTCATAAATGACACCTGTAAGTCGAAACGACCTGTCGGACAGAATGATGGCGAGATGGATTACACTCGTTTCGTCACTCCACTCATACCTCGAAAGACACCTTGGAAGTCAAACATTTACGAGAACATTCTCGAAGTGTTCCCTGGAGGATTCCAGTGGACGCGCTCCGAGACTGAACGTACCGTTAATGTTTGGCCTTCGGCTGGCTATCTTAGTACCACGGATTTGTCTTCTTTGAGAAGTAGTGAAACAGCCGCTCTTAACACATTAGTGTCTAAGAATGGTATGCGACTACTCTCATCGGCACTTCCGAACAAGAGAGAGATGAATCTCTTACGCTCCTTGGTTGAATTGAGAGATCTTCCCAAAACAATCAAGCAATCGATCGAGTTCTTCTCTAACTCTCACCTCTGGGATAAACCGATATCGAAAATCGCGAATGACTATGTCAATCTCGAATTCGGTATCAAACCTATCCTAGATGATATTAAGAAGCTCCTTGAATTACCTCGAACATTGCCTGCTCGTGTAGCGGCTTTGCAAGCGAGATATCTCAAGGATACTACCTACCATTCTGGATTTTCTATAATCGAGCATGGTGGTAGTACAGCTTTTAAGATTCCTTATCATCCAACATACGAAACTAACCTCTCTATCGGAACTAAGAACGTTCGCAAAATACAGTTGCGTGCAACTGTTAATGCCAACGTTCGATTTCCCGATATGTTGGTTGGTTTGCCACCGGAATTTGCTTGGATCAGAATCATGGGACTTGATCCCACTCTTTCTGATGTTTACAAGCTTATTCCCTGGACATGGTTGGTTGATTGGTTCTGGGACTTCGGAGACTATCTTTCGACCGTCTGCGAATTCAACTCAGATCCATCAGTCATTAATTATGGTCTACTGACCGCAAAGTCAGTAAACACGTTAGTGACTGTACGGAATCTTAGCCACAGGTGTCAGCGCCAAGTAGGACAAGGGATCTACACTACAATCACTAACGAGGACAGTGTCCTAGCCGTTACTGTGGTTGGAGAGCTACGATCCTATCTCCGAATAAGCGCTGTGAACCTCCCAAAGGTTCCTTGTACTTCGACAATGACCGGATTGTCACTTTGGCAATCCTCCATCCTTGGCGCGCTCATTGCCGCCAAGTTTACGAAGTAGGAGAACCTCGATGCTCGTTGATCCGATTCCTGTTGCTGCCTCGTCGCCGAATCCCGCTTACAGTTTCGCTGTCATCCGTTCGGATGGCTACGGTACTGAACGGCGCGATACGGCCACCGGTCTGCTGTTGACTATCAATCACAATACTGGGAAATCTGGCGATCGCCACTACGTCAAATTGACGTCTGGTGTCGACGCCGTTAATCCCTATACTGGGCTGACTCAACGGCAAACGGCTTCCGTGTCGCTTTCGATCTCGGTTCCGCCCTTCGGCTTCACCGAAACTGCCATGGTCAATCTGATCAAGGCGCTTTTGGACACTGTCGCCGACGGTGACGTTACCACGACGAAGCTGCTCCAGTTCCAGTCGTGATCAACTAGCTTCGAGCAAGACTGCCGACCTCAAGGAGGCGACATGAAAAGCTTGAAGCTTCTCCACATGCTTTTTGACGATGTCAAAAGGCAGATGCCTGAGCACAAACTCTCACTCGATCGTGATTTCAAGACGATCGAGCGCCGCTATCGAAATGAAGGTTTTAGTTTCTTGGCTAAAACCCTCCCAAGTTTCGGTGATGCTGTCTTTGCTTCACTAGAACTTGGATTCTTCGACTGCCCTACTGGATTTTCCAGAAAGGGTGCTCTCCCTCGATTTCTCGGAGGTTTGCTCGAAGTTATCTTCGATAGACGGACTGGGTTGCTGAAACATGACAAGGATACCGCTAATCTTTTAGCAGAGATTAGACAGATAACTTTCATGTTTCGCAAAGCTTTAGCGCATCAATCTGATGAAAGGAAGTTAGATGAACGCGCTAAAGCTACTTTTACAGCGTGTGATTGGGATATCAATGATATCCCGGATGATCCTACGCTTAGAAGTATTTCTCGTGCTCTTTTTCATCCAAGCTCTGAACAAGATCTTGAATGGCTCGAGCCGAGAAATGGCCCCGGTGGAGTGTCAGAAGGTTACCGAAGCAATCGCAAGTATTCAGGAATCCTCGGATCCCTTGATACAGACATTGCCTCAAAATACGGATGGACATTCATAGAATGCCAATCGTATTTCGATCCGGTGCCTTCTGATAAGTCTGAGAGAGTTGCTATACTACATAGTGTGCCTAAGAATTCAACTTCTCGGCGCACTATAACAATCGAACCAGCTGTTAACATGTTTTGTCAACAAGCTTGGAACGGTTTACTTAGGAAGAGGATCTCTTCAGATCCCTTCTTAAGTCGTAGTATTACCCTTGATGATCAAAAACCATCTCAAGAAATGGCTCTTTTATCATCTTTTACCAGATCTTGTGCAACAGTAGATCTTTCCGCCGCATCTGATCGTTTGTCGTTGGACCTCGTAAAGATGGTCTTTCAACACGATACAGTTTTGTTGGACGGTCTGCTGCTACATCGTACACCGTATGTATCAAGTGGCAATGTCACTTTGATTCTACGCAAGTACGCTGGTATGGGTAATGCGACAACTTTTCCGATTCAAAGTATCGTCTTCGCCTTCCTTTCGGTGAAAGCGATACTGAAATCTTGGAGTAAAACTCCAAGTCGTCGGAATTGTCGTCGTGCTCTCAGACTTGTACGAGTATATGGGGATGATATCATTCTCCCCACATATGCGTACAGTGCTCTGTGTCAAGAATTATCAGATCACGGGCTTAAAGTTAATAGTAAGAAGTCTTACTATAACTCCGGCTTTCGTGAATCATGCGGTCTTGATGCATACGATGGTGTTGAAATAACACCGACGTATGTCCGCTCTGATCTTGACACTCCAACGGACCAATCGCACTTTGCTAGCCTTGCATCCACATCTAACCAGTTGTGGATGAGGGGCTACTACAAAGCTAGTGACTATTTGAGGGAGCTAGTGGAAGAAGCTTTAGGGCAACTTCCCTTAGTTCTTCGGAATAGTCCTGGGATTGGCTGGTACTCCCGTACCGATTCTTTTGAGCCTCACAGATGGAATAAGACACTCCATAGGTGGGAACAAAAGACTGCCTGCATCAGCACAAGGAAGCAGGTCGACAAAGTCGACGGGTTCCCAGCTCTCCTCAAGTTCTTTTGTGAGCCAATGAGCCCACAAAGAATGCTGGAGAGTTCCGTAATGCGGTTCCGTAACAGGATTCGCAAACGGTGGATGCCTGCTTAACAGCAGATATGGACGAAAGTCCAAGGGGGTGATCACCTTACGGTGAAACTACTTTGTGCCGACTGGGCCAGCATGTGTAGCAAACATGCCAAAACAGACGGATACGAAAGTAATTGCAGGGCTCACCCCCTGC